TCGATGGAGATGTAACAACAACAGGTGCTTCTACAGGTAGTAACCTAGGTGCAGTAAGCACAGGGGAAAAAGTTTATGCAGCAGTACATTGCACAGCTGTGAGTGGAACATCAACACCAACAATAACTTTTATATTACAATCAGATGATAATGCAAGTTTCACAAGTCCAACAGACGTTGCAACCTTTACAGACATAACTGCTATAGACGCGCAATATGTAAGTGACGATAGTACAACATCTGATACGTACTGGAGATTAAGTTACACCATAACAGGAACAACACCTAGCTTTACAGTACACGCCTCTATCGGCATTGAATAGATATCTACAAGACTTTATACAAGCCTTAGTTTTTATGACTATTTGGATTTTTATTTTTTCTTAAGCAAAATCTAAAATACTTTATATAATTAAGGAAAAGGTATCTCCCTTTTGCGTACACAAAGACCCCTCTATACGAGGGGTTTTTTGTTTTATATAACACACACACTAAACCCCTCATAACACACATTACAATACAATATGAAAGGAGTTTACATTGGCAAAATTTGTATTAAATGACGCAAGCGTAACTATTAATTCAGTAGATTTATCTGACCATATTTCTAGTGTTACTTTAGATATCACAGCAGATGAGGTTATTTCAACTTCTATGGGTGATGATTTTAACACAAGACTAGGTGGCCTTAAAGATGGTTCTCTAGCACTTGAATTTCAAAATGATTTCGCAGCTAGCGAAGTCGACGCTACACTTTGGCCATTGTTAGGAACTGTAGTAACTTTTGAAGTAAAACCTACTTCATCAGCAGTTAGTGCAACCAACCCTAAGTATAGTGGTTCAGTACTTGTTAACAACGTACAACCATTAGCTAACGGTGTTGGTGAATTGGCTACTATGTCTGTTACATTCCCAACAAGCGGTACAATTTCAAGAGCAACAAGTTAAGGAAAGGAATTAATTATGCAAGGCGGCTACATAATTGAATATCAAGACGGAAAACAAATAGAAGCTGATATTAGACCAATAGATTTAATACAGTTTGAAAGGCAATTTAATGTTGGGTTTAGTGTCTTAGCAGATATAGAAAATGCAAGATACGAACACGCAGCTTATTTAGCTTGGTTAGGTGCAAAGCGTAAAGGTGAGCAAGATAGTTTTGACGACTTTATGAACAAAGTAGTTTCAATAAAGGAGTTTGGAACTGATGTTGACCCAAAAGCGAAGTAATAGACTTGATAGCCACGTTGAGTGTGCAAACAGGTCTAAGTCCTAACGACTTACTGAATACTGATTTGGTTATGATAACAGCTATAGCTGATGTCTTACAAAGAAAATATGGCAACACCAGGAATTGAAAGAGGTAGAACGTTAAGTGCTACTGGCTCAGTAGGAGTTAGTGGCCTTAACGCTTTGTTGCGCCAATTTAAAGAGTTAGACAAAGAAATTAACAAAACAATTCGTAGAGTTAATAAAGAGATAGCAGACGATGTATCTAATGACGCTATAAAACTAGGTAGAGTGCAGACTGTACAAGGTAGGCCAGTACTTAGAAGAAATGAGGGCGTCAAAGGTATTAAGGGTAGAGCTAGACAAAATCAAGCAAGTATAGAATTACAGGGGCATAGAAATAACGCTGTTTTATCACTAGAGTTTGGTCGTAAGTGGCAACCAACACCATTAAATACAAAAACAGGTGGTAGCTTTAGATTTTATTCACAAAAGTGGTTAGGTGAAATGCAACGTTCAAGACCTGGTGCAGGTCAGCTCTATAGGAACTTTATCGGTGACAGAGCATTTAAAACTGGTAAAGGTGGTTACGTTGTAGGTAAATCTATACAAAACGCATTACCACAGATACAAAAAGATTATTTAGAAAAAGTTTTTAAAGCAATAGAACATACAACACAAATGAACAAAGTAGTAGAGATACCTATACGATTGAGTAGTTCAGGTAAATCAGGTTTAATAAACATAAAGAAAGTAGCATAAAGTGGCAGCTAAGAGGTTAAGATACGCATTTATTGGTGACGCAGAGAGTTTACTGCGGTCAATAAATAAATCTGAAACAGCATTAGGTAAGTTTGGACGTAGCGTAGGCGCTGTAGGAAAAATGGCGGTTAGTGGATTTGCAGTAATAGGCGCTGCGGCAGCAGTCGCGGGTGTAAAAGCAGTCAACGTAGCGTCTGACGCTAACGAAGCCGCAGCTGCTTTTGATACAACATTCGGGGGTGCTGCTGTTAGTGCAGGTAAGTTCGTTGAGGAATTTGCAAACAAAGCAGGTTTAGCTGAACACGAACTAAAACAATTACTTGCTACATCAGGTGCAGTTCTACAAGGTATCAACTTTACAGCTGATGGTTCAGCAGATTTATCAACAAAGTTAGCAACACTTGCAGGTGATGTAGCTTCATTTAGCAACGTTCAAGGTGGAGCACAACCAGTTATGGAAGCGTTCACTAAAGCATTGCTTGGTGAAAGAGAGAGCCTTAAAACATACGGTATAGCCATAATGGAAGCTGACGTACAACAACAAGCCTTTATTATGACTGGTAAAGCTTCTGCTAGTGAGTTAACTAAACAAGAAAAAGCATTAGCAACGTATGAATTATTACTACAAAAAACTACAGTACAGCAAGGCGACTTAAATAGAACACAAGATGGATTTGCTAACGCTTCACGTAAAGCAAAAGCAGAATTAAGAGATTTACAAGCTGAACTTGGTGAGGAGTTATTACCTGTAGCTACAGAACTCATACCAGTATTTAGTAACGTTGTTAAGGCACTTGCTGAGGGATTAGCACCAACAATAAAAGAAATAGCACCAGTCATACAACGATTAGCAGATTTATTTAACGTACTTGCACCAGTTCTTTTACCGTTATTAGAAAAAGGATTTCATATACTAGCGAAATCATTAGATTTAATTGTTATAGGTGCAGAGGGTGCAGTTAGTGTATATGAAGCACTAACAGGCGAAACAGGCGAACTAAATAGTTTTACACACGATTATATTGGCACAAATAAAGATTTAACTAAAGGTTTAGAAAATACAAGTTTTGCAACTAAAGAACTAACAGGTAGACAGAAAGCATTAGAAATACAAAGCAAGAGAGCAATAGCACAAGGTGAGTTCTACTTACAACAACATAAAGACAGAATTAAAGCTAGTAACGACTTACAAGGTGAGATGATAAGCGAAGATGATAGAATTTCTGATTTAATTCGTAGTCATCAAGCAAACACAGCAGCAATGCGTGAAGAAGCAGAAGCAATACAAAAAGACCTTATACCTAACTTAAGTGACCTACAAAGTGCTAAAAATGCAATTATAGCTATACAAGATAGAGAAGCTGCTGCAACTAAAGCTCTTAAACGTGCTAAAGATGAATTAATTGACGCAAACCGTGATTTATTAGACATAGATGAAAACATTGCTATGGCTAACGATGATTTAGCAGACGCTAATTTAGATGTTAAGAAAAAAGAAGAAGCACTAAATAAGGCTAAAGAAAAAGCTAAAGAAGTTACTGACGAAGAACGTTTAGCTATTTTAAGACAAACAGAAGCTGTACAACGTTTAACAGATGAACAAGATGGAAGTGAGATTAAAACTCTTGAATTAGCTTTAGCAACAAAAGAATTAAATAAATTAAGAGCTGATAGTGTCGGTAATGATAGAAATGTTATAGACGCTGAAAGAGAATTGCAAAAAGCACAGCAAACAGCTGAGAATACACAGCAACGTATTAATGACCTACTAGAACGTAAAGAAAAATTACGTGAACGTGAAATAGAACTTGCTGAAACAGTAAAAGAAAAACAAGATGATTTAAACGATGTTTCAACTAATAACATAGATGTAATGCTAAAACTTGCGGAAGCACAAGATAAATATAATAAAGCATTAGAAAAATTAACAGATGGTAAGTATGAACTTGCTTTAGAGAAAATTGCAAACCTTGCAGGTCAAGCAATGGGCGTACTATCAGGTGAGGGTACAACAACAACACCTACTACAACTATACCAAAAGCTGTTAAAAAAGTAGCAGAAGTAGCTAAGCAGACATCTTTAAATGATACTTTTGATAGTGGTAGAGCTTCTGCAACTATTAACGGTATGGGTGGTGCAAGTAGATTTGGAGAGGTAACCGTTAACTTTAACGGTAATGTAACTAACCCGCAGGAAGTTACAGCATTAGTGCAACAAGGTATTAAAGGTGCAGAGAAAAAAGAGGGTACTATTGACCGTGTTATTTCTGGTGGTGGCGGTGCAGGACTTAAATTTCTGTAATGGCTACTCCACAAACACGTGTACGCATAGGATTTACAGCTAACGAATTTACATTAGACGATTTAGTACGAGGTATCTTAGACACAGGACAACTAGGTGGTGCTGTATCGTATTCAGATGTAACAGATGATGTACAAAGCATATCTATTAATAGAGGTCGTTCAAGAGACTTAGACACCTTTACAACTGGTACGTGTACTGTAAATTTATTAAATAACCATAGAAAATACGAGAACACCAATACATCTAGTCCTTATTATCCAGGTATAGAACCGCTTATAGCTATTATTGTTGACGTTACAACAGATGGCGGAAGTAACTATGAAGAAATATTTACTGGTTTCGTAACAGATATTAACCTACGTTATCCTGATAAAAACAACTCATTTGCTACATTTGTATCTAATGACGCGTTTATGAAGTTAGCTAATACAGCGTTAACTAATGCAAGCTTCCCATCTACTGATAGTGGTACATTAATTAACAATGTTTTAAGTAGTAGTACAGTTAAGTTTTCAGGAACTAGAAATATAGAAACAGGTGTTTCTAATATGCAAGCTATAAACGATGTTACAGGTAATACACTATCGCTATTGCAGAAAATAGAACAGTCAGAGAATGGTCTGTTGTTTATGTCTAAAGACGGTAAGTTAACTTTTAAATCAAGACATACAACGTTTCCTAGTAGTCCTAGTGCAACCTTTAGTGATGATGGCTCAGATATACCATACATTAGCGTAGATTATATAAACGATGACAATGAGATTTACAACATTGTTAACTTAACAAGACTAAACGGTACTACACAATCTGTAGAGGATATAGGAAGCCAGGGTAAATACTTGGTAAGAACCTTAACAAGAACTGATTTATTAAACGATAATGACGCAGAAGTATTAGACGCTTCTAACTTCTTGTTAGGTAAGTTTAAAGACGCAATAATACGATTTGATAACCTAGTAGTAGATTTAACAGAAGCTACAACATCTAATCAAAACACTATACTACAAAGAGAAGTAGGAGACTTAATAAAAGTAGAGTTATCACCAGTTGGTGGGGGAAGTCCTAGCCAAATATCAACAAATGAGGTTATTGACAGTATTAACTACAACATAACACCTGATATCTTTAGTTGCTCTTATAAGCTATCTAATGCAGACGTTCAAGCGTTTATGAGACTAGATAACGTGCTATTTGGCATACTAGATACAGACAAGTTGGGTTACTAATGACATATAGGACTAAACCAAACAAAGAGAGGATAGAATAACAATATGGCCAACGGATTTAAAACATTTGCAGTAGGAGAAGTATTAACAGCTTCCGATGTAAATGATTACTTAATGGAACAAGTCGTAGGTATTTATGCAGACGCAACAGCAAGAGACGCACAGATTACAAGCCCTATAGAGGGACAGTTTGCGTATTTATCTGACACAAACGCTTTAACTTACTACAATGGAACTTCTTGGGGGAGTTTTATTGGTGATGGAGACATTACAGCAGTTAATGCAGGTGCTAATCTTAGTGGTGGTGGTACATCAGGCGCAGTAACGTTAGATTTGTCTATTGACGCAGAAGTAGACTTCAATGACCAAATAGCAAAAGAAATTATATTAAAAGACTATTCGGAAACAGATGTATCAGTAACAAGCTCATCAGGAGTTGTTGCTATTGATTTAGCAAACGGTAACACAGGTTCTATTACTCTTACAGAAAATATTACAGATATAGATTTTACTAATGTTCCAACATCAGGAGTTTCAACTTTTACTTTACAAATTACACAAGATAGCACAGATAGAACAGTTGCAATCAATGCAGTAACAGTTAATGGTGGTGGAGATGTAACTGCTAAAACAGCAGGTGGAGCAGGTTTTACAATGTCAACAGGATCAGGTGCAATAGACTTAGTTACATTCTTATTTTTAGATGGTGCAACACCATTACTTAATGCACTACAAAATTTTAGTTAGGAGTTAGCTTATGCCTTTAGGTGCAGGTA